TTACATCAAGATTCACCCGCTTGCCCTATGCAATTATCCGAAAATTCGTGAAGATATTCGTGAGCAAATCTATAATATTATTGGAAATCATTCCGACGGTAAATGGTATTTTATCAAAAGACTCGCGCGAGGCATTGCAAAAATCGCGTCCTCGTTTTATCCCAATGATGTTATAGTGCGCCTGTCTGATTTCAAGTCTAATGAATATCGCAATTTAATCGGTGGGGAATTATATGAGCCGCATGAGGAAAATCCGATGATTGGTTGGCGCGGGGCGTCCAGGTACTATTCACCAGAATACGAGGCCGCATTTGCACTTGAATGTGAGGCCATCAAATTTGCACGCGAATCCATGAAAATGGACAACGTCATTGTGATGATTCCTTTTTGTAGAACACCCCACGAATGTCAATTAGTTATCAATAAGTTGGAAAGTCATGGTCTAGTTCGCGGGCAAAATGGACTTCAAATTTATCTAATGTGTGAAATCCCTTCAAATGTGATTGAGGCAGATATGTTTAGTCCAATGATTGACGGTGTTTCTATCGGCGGAAACGATTTGCTACAGCTCACATTAGGTGTAGATAGGGATAGTGATAAAATCACATATTTATCCAATGATGAGAATTTGAGTTATCGCAGAATGATTAGCATGGCGATTAAAACATATAAATCATACGGTATCAAGGTGGGATTTTGTGGGCAACAGCCATCAGATAGCATTGAGTTTTGCAATTTCTTGATCAATGAAAAAATAGATTCTATTTCGGTTACCCCAGACTCCGCATTAAAAACAATTAAGAATTTGGGCATTTAGATTTTTTATTTAGAAATTTTATTTTATAAAAAAGAAGTATAATAATATTTTTGTAATTATTATTATATTACGCCGATAAAAACATAATTAAAAATATAGTTAATATATACACCCCAAAAAAATGAATTTGAATAAGGTGATTTCAGATAAAATGAATTCAGATAAAATGATTTCGGTTGGAATTAACGGTTTTGGGAGAATAGGTAAGTGCGTTTTTTTGCAATTGTTAAATACCGAAAATGTTCGCATTTGCGCAATAAATGCACACAATTTGGTAGTTGAAGATGTAGAAAATTATTTGAAATATGATAGTACTCATCATTATTGTAAAAAATTTACAGTAGAAATCATTTCCAAAAATGTATTCAAAATAAATCATCATACGATTCATCTTTTCGGCAATTACGATGCCAAAACTTTACAGTGGAAAACGGCAGGATGTTCCTATTTAATTGATGCAACTGGGGCTTTTTTAACAACACAAAAATGCGTGGACCATGATATAGATTATGTGGTTATGACGGCCCCGCCCAAGGATTCTACTCCCACTTTTATTTATGGAGTAAATGATAATAAATACAGAGGAGAGAAAATTGTTTCCGCGTCTTCATGTACCACAAATTGTATTTCTCCCATGTTAAAACTATTGGACGACCATTTCAAAATTGTAGATTGCAACTTTACAACGATTCATGCAACCACGGGAACTCAATATACTGTGGATATATTAGATAAAACAGCTAGAACAAATCGTTCTATTTTCAATAATATTATACCCCATACAACCGGCGCATCTAATGCTATTACGGCAGTTCTCCCGCATTTGAAAGGAAAAATACACGGAACCAGTATTCGCGTTCCTGTTTTAAACTGTTCTTTGTTAGATGTGAATGTGGAATTAGAAAACAAGGAAACCGTTATGGAAGATATTATCAATGCTGTAAAAAAGAATCCGCTCTTTGATATCGTTTATCAAGTAAATAATAAGCATCTAGTGAGCTGTGATTTTATAACAACAACGACTCCCACTATATTAGACGCTTGCGCTTCTATTTACATGAAAAATGGGAAATTTAAGTTGATGATATGGTATGATAATGAATGGTCCTATTCGGCACAAGTCATTCGCACGTTACAATCTATGCACAAATTTAATACCACGGTAAAACAGTATATTATAAATAATACGATAAAACCAAAATATTATTTTGAAAATATGGATTTAAAGAATAAAGGTGTTGTAGGACGGTTTGATTTTAATGTTCCGATGGTAAATAATAAAATCAGCGATGATTTTCGGATTTGGTCCGCGGTTCCAACGATTAAAGGTATCTTAAAAAAACGACCAAAATATCTTATATTAACATCGCACTTTGGACGTCCAAAATTATTTGATATAAAGTATTCCATGGAATTTATGGTGCCCGTACTTGAAAAATATTTAGGTCGCCCAGTGCATTTTTTGAAAAATGGTATTTCACTTGCATCTATTGAAACGATTTCTGAAATAGTAGAACAATACAATACAGGAATTCCCATATTTTTACTAGAGAATTTACGGTTTTTTGATGAAGAAACTGAATATGAAAATATTCAAAACAAAAATGATAATAGTATTATCAATTTATATCGCCAACTAGGTGATGTTTTTATTTCGGATGCATTCGGTTGCGTTCATCGTAATCATATGAGTATTTGCGATATGAAAACCGCCGGAAAAGAATACGGGTACGGAAAATTAATTGAGCAAGAAATAAAAGCAATAGATTTGTTATTGGACAATAAGGATAAGAAGATTCTTGGTATTATTGGCGGTAATAAAATTAGTGATAAAATGCCGTTGATTGATGCAATACGGCAAATTCCCAATTCAAAATTATTTGTTGCTGGAGGACTAGCAAAACAATACAAAGAATCGCATGAAAATGTTATCGTAATGAGTGACGGATACGGTAATAAATCGCTGGATAAAGAACCAATGTATATTTCTACAACGAATACGGATGAACATTTTTATGATATTGGGAAAAATAGTTATAACACATTATTGCAGTTAATTTTTGAAGCTGATATTATTTTTTGGAATGGTTCTCTCGGTGTAATTGAACACGAGATATATAAATTAGGTAGCGTGAATGCAGTGAAATATTTGGAAAAAATGATTCATAAAAAGGTCATTATTGGTGGAGGAGAAACGGCTTCTCTCTTTTCACAAGAATTTGAACATATATATGTTTCTACTGGTGGTGGAGCTTTATTGGAGTATTTATACAACAAAATTTTATATGATAAAAATATTGTTGGATTAGATATTTTTGTGTAAAAAAATTACTCCATTTGTTGCGGTAAAACTAACATAGTTAATAATAAAAATAAATAGAATGCAATATAAGTCCCATAAGAGCTCATGCTAAAACCATAAAAAGTCATAATTTGTACCAGAATATACATTACTATGAGTGATATACATATTACTCCAATTGTAGTGCTTGTGTTCATAGTTATATTTTATAATATATAATATAAAATATAAAATATAATATAAAATTCCGATTCATTCTTTTTTTATTTAATCAAATAGAAAGCAGTATTGTCGGACCATTCTTGTTCCATTGTTTTGGCAGCAAAAAAATGACATGTTAATGGCAATTGTTGCTCATATTCTTTGATAGCAAACATATTTGAGGCATATTTTTTGACTGAATTATCGTTTAAATCTACATCCCCTAAAAAAATACTATCATAATTTTTTGTCCATGTACCATCCCGGTCAGAAATGTGTAAATAATTTACTAAACTCCGGTGTTCCATGGATGCGCAAGTTGGGTCTTCCTTTAACATATCTTGTGTCGTTTGTGACATGTCGGGTTTGTCGTCGGTTGCTTGCAAAATTGTTTTTATTTGCCCGGTAAAAATTGCGCTGCGAACAATACCTCCTTCTAAAGAAATGGGTTGTGCTGACCAATTCATAATGGTCATTGGTTCTTTATCTATTTGTTGTTCCTTTTTTGATTTATAATTTTTTAAAGCCATGCGAACCGCCGCTTGATAGTCGTAAAAATAATAATATGGACCAAATAAACTCTTTGCATCTGATGGCGGAGTTCCAAACATGGATATATAATTTGCCTGAAAGGAAGTATCACCTGTATATACGATAACCGGATTTTCGTAATTATTTTTATTAGAATCCTGCAAATAAATAAAATCCGGATGATTATGAAAGAATTCAGTAACGTTTGGGTCTATATAAAAGTTGCCACAAACTATGCGCGTATTCACGATTTCATCCATTGCAATTAGCCAAGTATCATTTTTATTATATAAATCGTGGATTTTGATTTGGCATTCACTGCAGTCAAAAAATAAATAATAATTGTTTTGTTCCTGTAAATAGCCATTATATATCTTAGGTTCCAGTGTTTGATAACTAAAAATCATAATATCTAAAACGGATTTTGCTCTATCTAGCGAGTCAATATATGGATTATATTTGAATTTCGGGAATGATATTTTGTCCTCTTGTTTTTGCATAAAAAATTGCAGAAATGGATTTTTCCCTTCGGTATTCACTTGATACCCGCAAATATGTATTATCGGGGTTTCGTCGGTGTCAAACTCCTTCACTAACGTTACGGAGTTCAGTCGCTCAACTTCGCTATCGCTACGTCTCGCTTCAAAATGTAAATCAGATAGAAACAACTGTTGTAGCGCATTATATTCATAGTATTTTTCAGAATCTTTTTCTATGGTTACTTGTTTTTTACTTTCTACAATGTCATTACGCTGATTATCGTATAATAAATTTATCATTTCTTTTAACTCATTGTACTCTGCATCTGCATTAAAATCATTCATATAATCATTATAAAAATTGTGATTAAAATCATTATTTGATTCATCATCTATACGAGCGTTATTTATTGGTTGACTAAAATTGTTGGAATAATTCAGTTTATTTAAACTGCTTGGTAACATTTGTATAATAATAATGGTGACATTTGTTTATTTCTTTTTTACACAATTAATATAATAAAAAATTGAAATAACTGAGTTACATAAAATAACTCCAAAAAAGTATTCCATAAAATTTCAAATAACTAAAACAAAATGAATCTATTTCTTCTATCTCTGAATTTCAAAGAATGTGCAGAATTTATGTTTGATAAGCATATTTCTAAAATTCTATTAGAGATTGTGCAAATGCTCTGTACGGCGATTCATATTATTGACGAAGAGAATGAAGTCAAAAATAAAATAAAATTATATAAAATTGCGCATAAAAATCATCCGGTTACTATTTGGATGCGCGAATCATTAGACAATTATATGTGGTCTTTGCAATTAGTTGAGGCTATGCACGATGAATGGAAATATCGTTATGACCACCCTTCCGAAAAAATGCACAAATCATTTATTGTTGCCAAATATTTGAAGGATTTCGCTCCATCTGCTGATAAATTTCCGAGTAGAGGACTTACTCCGTTTGCTCTTGCCATGCCAAACGAATGTAAAATGAATGACCCCATTGAGTCTTATCGCACATATTATCAAACCGCAGATAAACAAAAAATTGCGTCGTGGAAAAAAAGAGGAAAACCCGAATGGTATCACTTTTGTAGCGAGCCGAAGCCTTCGGCTCCGGGGAGCGAATTAACTCTGTAGGCGATTAGCCGAATGAGTTTGAAGCGCTAGCGAAGGTGAGCGACTGAACTCCGTAACGTCAGTGAAGGAGTTACGGATAAAATATAAATATTATTGTAGATGTTTTGTATAAAAATGTAAAAATTTGTAAAAAATTGTAAAAAATGTATTTTTTTACATTATAACAATACAAATATGACCAATAGATGATAATAAATGCAAAAGAGAATGATATTTATTGGATATATCATTGTTTGCACAAAAACAATATTTATTGCATGTATAACCGAAACAATATAAATAAATAGTTGATAAAAATGTGGCAATAACTATACCTGCAACTAAAATCTGATCCAATTGTATAATAGTATATAATTTGGTGTAAAATATATATCCTCCATAAAGAACTATGGAAACAATACTAAATTTATCTGCCGTTTTTGTAAAATTATTATACGTTGAATGATAAATAATAGATGTTATAAATAAGGCGGTAAATAAAGCGGAATATATATAATATTTGTAATAAAATGCTACTGCTAAATTGGTCAAAAAAATAAAACTAGAATAAAAACAGCAATTATATTTTTTATTTTGATATAATTCTATTTTTTCTTTATTTTTCTTTCTCTTTTTTTCCTTTTTATTTTTTTCCCTTTTATTTTTTTCCATTTTAGTTTTTCTTATTATATTTGGGTTTTCTTGTTTTTCCATATTGTGTAAATATTCAATATTTTATTTATCTAGTTTCATTTTAATTGTTTCTTTGACTTTCTCTTCGCGGTTTTCCATAATAAATTTGGTTAAATCTTCTGCCTTGTTTGGTTCGGCAGAATAATAATTTTGAAGTGCAGTCATCAGCGATTTTGCATTAATGGGTTTTTTTGTTTTACTCGTCTTATAAACAAGAGAACCGCCATTTATATCAAAACAATCAATTGCATTTTTTTTCATTACTTTCACTAAAGAATCTGTTAATAATTTCTTTTTATTTCTGCGTTCCTTTACTTCTGCTTGCAATTTATTAATTTCGGTATCAATTTTCATCCAATCTTTAATATTGGCAACTAATTCCTCTTTGGTTTCCATAATATATAATGATTCATAAAATCATTTTATATTGTTATTGTATTTACTAATGTCTTACTAATGTCTTCTCCGGGTTCTTCTTTTTCTTGTTTTTCTTGTTTTTGAACCTTTTCTTTTGGTTTTTTTATAACGTCTTACCTTACCACCTTGTCTATAATATTGCTGCTGCTGTTGTGGGTATTGTTGAGCTTGCTGCGCTTGTTGCATTCCATTTTGTGCCTGTTGCATTCCGATTTTTGCAACATTCGCAAACGAATTTCCCATATTTTGCAAATGACCCGCAATCGCTCCTTTATTTTGACCGACACAATTACTCGCAATACTACCCAATTGCGCCGCTGAATTTGTAAAATTACTATAATGTTGTTGCATATTTGGTGGTAGGTTGTTTTTTATCGCGCTATGTGCTTGACCTAACGCCGAGCGCGCTTGACCGATTGCACCTAGACCTTTTGAAGCCATATTATAATATGATGACATGTATATATTATAATAACATTTAATTTTATTTGGTGCTAGATTTTTCAAAAAGATTAAAATGACGCAAGCACAAATTATTCTGATGTTTTTTACATCCGCATGTTTGACCTTTCTTTACACCGGTTTTCAAGATTTGTGTGCATCCGTCTTCTGGTGTTGGTTCAATAATTATATTTTCACTAAGATTAACGTTAAGTTTATCGCTACTAGCTATTGCTTGTTTTTCTTTTTGCTTTGCTTCTTTCACTTCTTTTTTCACTTCTTTTTTTGCCTGCTCTTTTGCTTCTTTTAAAATTTGTTTTGCTTTTTGTACAATTAGATTTGCTTGTTCCTTTGCTTCTTTTGCGATTTGTTTTGACTGGTCCTTTGCCTTTTGTTTTTCCTTCTTTTGATGATCTTTTATCACTTGATATTTATGAAACATACAATATGTTTTATCATCTAAATCCAACTTTTTAACCTGGTTATTTTTACAGCAAACATTCTGTATAATCTGATTTTCACCATCGGTTATTGTCGCCGTTCCAACATATGCACAAGTTCCTTGAAAATATCCACTATATTCCGAGCTATTATATGTTTTTTTTGTAGCAAGCGTCTCATCAAAATAATTTACACCATGTTCTTCTTTTATTCCATCCATTTTATAAAAAGGTAATAATGTTTTTTGAATATTTCGGCAATAAGGGCACCGAATCTCGCGCGCATCTAACATTCTCCTTTCTAGCCGATTAAATGTTTTCTTATGTATTAGAATATCATTATAGAGCGGTACATAATTAAATTTATGTTTGCATTCTAGTTGAACATAATTTTCAGTTAATGGTGAATTTGTAATTAAACATGTTTCTATTTCTGTTGTCGGCTCGGGCTCATCAAGCGATTTATATAATTCCTCATAAAAATTGATATTATTATCAATAATATAATTCTTTGTCATTTGCATTTGCACTGATTTAATATACAATTAGTCTCTATATTTTTTATCTTTGAATTAATTATATTATGTCACCATCCGTATGGGGCCCACCTGTGTGGAATTTTTTACATACAATAGCTGCAAAAATAAAAGAAGATAAATTTACTGTTGTCGCCCCTCAATTATTTTTTTATATTCAAAAAATATGCGCGAACCTGCCTTGCCCGGAATGTTCTCAACACGCCAGAACATTTTTAGGAAAGCTCAACTTTAGAAAAATAGTAACAAAATTAGACTTAATGCGGGTTTTATGTATATTTCACAATAGTGTAAATAGAAGAAAAGCGAAACCAGTTTATGGTTTTGAAGGTCTGGATAAATATTCAAAAAATAATTTAATACAAGCATATAATCAATTTATTTTTGTTTTTAATACAAAAGGCAACATGAAGCTACTCGCAGACTCTTTTCAACGTAAGCTCATTGTACAACAATTTAGAAATTGGTTTATACAAAATCTGCAGAACTTTGAGTAAATAATTTGTTACATTGTTCTACAATTGCACAGCTGTCTCTGGCCAATCTTAAAACGGCCTGAAAATAGAAAGCTCTGTTTAAATTCATTGGTATTTAAATAATTCACGATTTCTTGCAATTTATTCACCGGCATTTGTAGTTTAGGTAATAGCATTATAAGTCCGCCGCCAAAATATTGCACTGTTCCTAGAAATGCTATATTTTCTTTACGGGTTAAATTATATACATAAATACAAGGCTTACCGTAATTGTCGCGCATTTTTTGAATATTTCTGGGCGCTCCCCATTTAAACCAATTTACTTCATTAAAATTTATTATTGCACGATTTATTAAGACCGATTTATGCGCCAATAAATAATCATTTACTGCTTGGTCCGCTGTTGGAAATTCTTCTGTGAAAATATATTTTTCTATTTTGTCTTCGCCATTTAACACCGTTATATTACCTAGCGTGGAATGTTTATACACTTCTTCTTT